GTTCCTGTTGCCCAGACAATGTGCCTTGTCTATGAGGCTGGGGTGCGTCCCCTGGTGAAGAGGGTCGCCGGCGCCATCGCGGATCCTGTCCTCCAGGCCGAACCAACCGGCGCTTCAGTCCACCACCGCACTCCTGCCTAAGTAGACTCGACATATTTAGCTGAGTAGTCACGCACGTGGTCGTGAGCGTTCAAAGTGGCAAGTACGTCCCACCTGCCTTGTGAAATCTCACGTTCTAAGTCCACCTGCGCCGCGGGGCTTATCCCATACAGCCTTGCAAACAACTCACGTGTCCCGTCTGCAATAACTATGGGAGGTGGCTGATAATCGCGGGGTGTCTCCTTGTAAGCCCCGTCTATAAACCTAGGGATGGTCCCCCTGGTTTGATTATAGACGTAATCGGCCGCTACTGCGACCAACGGACAACCCGGTGTTTCGTACAGTGCTGAGAGCGACTTGGCTAAAGCCAGCTGGCGTTTGACTTTAGGCCCAGCTCCTATGAAACTATCACTCCACCCAAAATTCATGAAGAATTTAACGGGGTCACGTATGATGTCGTTGCCGGCCAGCACCAGCCCGCAGAAGCTGGCTGTAGCTGGATCGTCGTGGACCTCAAATTTGACCTCGAATCCCAGTTTCTCCATGAGTTCTTTCGTAGGGGGCTCGCCTTGGATGGCGAAGATACCGTCATCTCCTTCGACGTACCCTTCGACGAATCGACACCCAGTGATCTCGCACGCATAAAGGAACGACAATAAATTGCCGAGCCCGTTAAACAGCGAGGTCCACATGTCCCCTGAGCATCGCATTCCTGAGATCAAGACCCTGATGTCGACAGAACCAACGCTGATGTCGTTCTCGCCTGCCTCAGTCATCTCCAATATCTCCTCAATGCGCTGAAACTTGGATAACATGTGCCGCGTAACCTCAAATTCGATAACATTCATTATCTCCTTTGTGAAATGCGCCTCAAACGCAGTATGGTCTGAGGCAACATAGCGGCACCCCGAACGCTTCATGGCCCTTATCAGGGCCGGCCTCTGGGGTAACGGTACATGCTTGATGAACTGTGGTAGCTTATAGACCTCCTGCTCCATGGACTTAATTACAGGACCGAAGATGCATTTCGCCAGGTCACACCTGGCGTTAATGTGTCTTGCGTGCTTGTACTGCGGGTAAGACTCCAACTTAAGGAACGCCTTAACCCGATGTAGTTTGCGCGCTGTCTTATCTGTCATCTGCCCCTGGAGCAAGTATCTATCGTGTGTCTCCCGTAACTGCTGCTTGCGGGCGTCGTTATAGCTAGTCGTTAGTAGCCACGACTCAAAATCGAGCACTTCACCTAAAACGGGCAGATTGTCCCTAGCCCATCTCCTGCAAAATGTCCGAAATCCCCGCATCATAGTCGGGTCTGGCACCGGCACCGGCTTCGCATATCTCTTGCGAATACCCTGGATCGCAGTATCCTTGTCATATCTGTCCACAGACAAGGGCGCCATAGTGGGTATATCTGGTACAGCGTCTAATTGTTCGAAGTTCACAGATCTCTGCCTTGGTGCCTTAGCCCCAACGCGGACTTCGCCGCGATTGGAGTGTTCTCTCACCAATGGCACTTCAGACGCGCGGTAGCCCATCGCGCGTCTTCTCCCTGTGATCCCTACATGTCGCCCGCCGGTGTCCCGCGCCAGCCGCGGGCCCCGGCCAGTGGAAAATCCCCAATGGCCCACCTCCTCAAGTACTCAGTCGTGCCGCGCTTGTATAGCTCATAGTTCTCAGCACTTATGTCAAGCTCGCCACAACGCAAGTACTTCAGGTGCACATTCTTCAAGAACGATTCGGTATCTTGTCCATAACCGAACTCAGATTGTGCAACGGCGGCCCAGTGATCAACCACGAACAGGTCCTCCTCCTCCCCGCTCACGTGCTCAATGTGGTACCTGTGAACCCTCACGGGCCGAGACAGCTTTGATATATGTGACAACGTGCGAAGCCGATTTTCCCCGTCATCGCCGACATCACACACCTCCACTGTCACCTCCGTCCCGTAATGTTCACGCGGCACAACATACACCCAAGCTGCGATAAAGAGGATCAAAAGCACTAATGCAAAGTAGTGAAAGCCGTACAGTTCTAGTGCAATTCCCACGGCACCAGCTACTGCCAACGTCCACCGCCTTGCACCGATGCCTCCTGCTCGGCAGGCTTCCGCATCCTCGCACACAGAGCCGTCCGCATGCTCTGTTGCGTAAGTGCTACTCAACTCCGCCTCGGTGAGAAAGCTACCAAGGACTGGGTCCACCGGCCTAGCCGGCAGTTGCGGTGGCGGCTTGGGTTTGTCCACCCCTGCGGCCACCAACAACTGGTCCAATGTGATGCCGTTCGGCGGTTCCGAAAGCCCCGCATCGCAGCATCTCAAAGCATCACCGTACTCTAGGTCAGGAAAGCGTTCCGTCAGTTGTGCAGCTCGCTCGAGTCTTTGATTTGTGTCCATAATCTCAATGACCCGAGTGAGCGGTGCTCCCGACATGACCGCTTCCTCGGCAGAGTCTCCTACGGAACTGTGCGTGCAGTACCGGGCTTCGTGTCCTTCCACCCCGCACCTGCTGCACATTCCCGGCGATGATGGCCGCGATCCCCTCTGCGAGCATGTGGCTGCTTTATGTCCAAGCTTGCCACATACAAAGCAGGTTGGCTTGGGTCTCGCCCTGCCACCACCCTTCGCACCCCTTCCCCAGGAGTCGGACCGCGTCTCATTGTCCTTCTCCTTGCCAGATGATGTTGAGGCACCATCTCCCGCATCACCATGCCGCGGTCCCGGATTCTCCTCAACCCCTTCCGCAGCCAACTGGTCCTTCGCCTTAGCAGTGCCCATCTTCTTGTCAACCCATTCCTGTCGACTGACGCGTGCACGGTCCTGGCGTCTCCTCAATCGCGACAAGGTCTTCTTGGCTTGCTGCACGTCGCTGTACAGCTTGCTGCGTGACGACTTTTTCACGGCCGCCCGGCGTGTGCCTTCGTACCCCGTAGGCTCGGGTTGGTTTTGGTTATTCATGAGAGGGGGAATTCTTTTGATCCAAAATGGCTAGGCATGAGGACGGTGCCTACCGACAATGCAGCGGTAACCGTTGTCACACTTTCGCGTTTTCCAATACCTGTAGGAATGTAGTGTCATCTAGCAAAGCACGTTTAGCGTTGGGTCGCAGTCGCCGGACTGTGTACATACCTGGTTCATCGACTTACCTCTAAGGATTTACGACTAATTGAGTAGTTGCACGTCCGCCGGTGGTTGCTCTCCGAGTTATTAGCGATAGCGCTATCCCGGGCGATTCGGGTTGTCAAGCCCGTTTACCAACACCTCTTACCAGCCATTGACACGCGTCTGTACGCAGGGTACATACAAAACGCCACTGTAAGACTACCGTGACCGGCAGTAGAAAGCCCCAG